CTAAAAGTTTCAAAGTCTACTACAGTAGAATTTGCAGGAAAGCTATATCTAGTAACTCCTGTAGATAAAGTATCTTCTTGCTCTACAAAGTTATAAGGCCAATGTGGATACTCTTGATCTATTTCTTGTATTGCTGCATTTACACTATCTTTAACTTGTGAGTGAAAACCAGAGGCTGTAGAAAAATTACTAGTGGTAAGCTCTACTTCATTAAGCCTTCGATTAACCTCATTTACAAGTCCTAAATAATTATATGACATTAAAATTCCTTAATAGGTAAAGTAACAGATCGTTCTGCTATTGTCCCACTTGTATCAACTATCTGACAATGTAATTTATACTTTGTATTATTTGTGCCTAATCCTAAATTAACAGTAGCAACTGTAT